CAGAATCGGCTGGAGCTTGAAGGCAAGAAACTCCGTGACCGCTACCCGACGTACGGAACTCAGCTTAGCTAAGGAGCTAACATGGCCGGTCCTGGGCAAGCCAGGTTCTACAGCAGCACCTTTGTTCAGACCTCTCTGGCGTCTGGCATCTCCTCTGGTGCCACCACGTTCAACGTCGGCACCACGACCGGTGCTTCTGGCACGCCGTTCGTTGTGTCTGTGGACCAGAACTCCGCATCAGAAGAGCTGATGCTGGTCACCAACGTGTCCGGTCTCACCTACACGGTAACTCGTGGCATTGGTGGAACCTCTGCGCAGTCTCACAACAACGGCGCCTCTGTGGTGCACGTCATGTACGCGCAGGACTTGACTGACGCCTCCGCCCACATCGGCGCCTTCGACGCTGTACACGGCCTCTCTAGCGGCTCCCTGGTGGTCGGTACGACCGACACCCAGACCCTCACGAACAAGTCGCTCACAAGCCCTACCCTGACGACGCCGAACATCACTACTCCGACCATCACTGGTACTACCACTGCGGGTACCATCAACAGTGCGGCACTGACTTCTTCGGCTCTGGTCACAGCCGTGGACTTCTTCCCCACAGGCTTGACTGGAGCCGGGTCGAACACCCGGTACGTAGGTGGTACATTCAATGCCGCCCCCACCTCAGGCACCTTCTCCACGGGAGACTGGGTGGTGGACAGGGCCGGACTGATCTGGATCTGCACGGCGGCAGGTACGCCGGGTACGTGGGTCTCTCTGGTCAACACGTCTGCCACGCAGACGCTCTCCAACAAGACTATCGCAGCTGGTGTTTTCACTGGCAGTGGTTCTGGCACAGGCAACATCGCCCTGGGTGGATACTTCCAAGGCCTTGAGTTCATCACGGCGGGGCTCACCGGAGCCACGGCCTCCGCCGCATTCGTGGGTGGCACTACGGGTGGCCCTCCCGTCAGCGGCACCTTCGCCTTGGGCAACTTCATCGTCGACCAGCAGGGCAACATCTGGGTGTGCATCAGTGCGGGCACCCCCGGCTCGTGGGCTCCTGTGGGAGGTGCGCAGAACATTGCTGCGGCCCCTATCTCCACAGGTACCGCCAGCACTGCGTCCTCCGGCACTACTGACACGATTGACGCGGTGCTAGGTAACTATCAGTTCTCTGCAACAGCAGGGCGCAGGTACCGGGTTGTCGCGGCCAACATGTTCGGCAACGGTAGCGTCGCTGCGGACACCTTTGCAGTTCGGGTCAGAGACTCAGCGAGCGCATCCACCCCCACCACCGCAAGCACCGCTGTTATCGACAGCGGTTGGACTTGTAACACGACCGGATCTTCTGGCCGTTCGATCATCACCATGGAAGACACTTTCGTGGCAGGTGTCAGCGGCACCCACACCTTGGCGCTGTTCACGCAACGTATTTCTGGAACAGGTGTGTTGACCGTTGTCGCCCCGCCTGGTACAGGCCTCCGCAAGCTTTGGGCTGAAGACCTCGGCATCGGATAAGGACGCCTGATGGCAAACATTCCCGGACCAATGGTCGTAAACCCGCTGTCTGGCGGGACGTTCAATGGGCCTCCCCGTCTTGGTGGGGAGACCAGCTCTGCCACGTCCGCATATGTCAAGTCCACAGTGGCCTATGACTACGCCCTGGCGGGCATTCCGTTCCTGTCTGGTGTGTCCAACCGGAACAGCTACTTCCGCCGTCGTTACACTCGTGACCTCCAGCAGATCACGAAGGCTCAGTTCGACAACGGCCAGTTCGTAGGCGAGCAGTCCTTCACTGGCTGGTGGCTGCGAAGTGGCATGTCCTTCCATGGCGGAGCTGGTATCCTATACAGCGACACTGGTCAGGACACCTCTCTGGCCATCAGGTACTACGACAGCTACGGGATCAACCCGTGGACCGTCAACCAGATGAAGCTGCTCAACACCACCAACCAGGCGCTGGCCTCAGCCAACACCAACCTCTTCATCCGAGGGATCAACGTCGGCGGAACCGACTACCTTCTGTGCGCGGATGGCACCAACCTGAAGAGGCTCACGGGCACTGCCACCAGCCTGACGTACACCGTCACTGGTATGACCGGCACGATCTCGTCCATCACAGACGATGGCACCAACTACTACGTGGCCACCACGAGTGGTGTGTACTCTGGTCCGCTGACCAACGGTGTGGCGGGTACTCTGTACTACACCACCAACGGATCCGCCAACATCACCTTGGCCTACGTCAAGGGTCGCCTCGTGGCGACACAGGACAACTACGTGTTCATTGGTCTCCCGATAAGTTCTACTCTTGCCCCGAGCGGAGGCGGAGCGAACAGCAACTTCCATCACCTCAATGCCTCGTGGGTGTGGAACTCCATCGATGATGGCCCTACAGCCATCTACTACGCCGGATCTGCCGGGGCTTTATCCCAGATCTGGTACACCTCAGTGGACAACACAGGTGCGGTACCTGCCATTACTGCTGGTGTCATCGCGGCTGAGATGCCGCGAGGCGAGATCATCAACCAGATCTACGGCTACCTACAGACGTTCGTCGGCATCGCCACGAACAAGGGCTTCCGGGTGGGTACGTACACCACCAACGGACTGATCTACGGCCAGCTCCTATGGAGCTCGGACCCCAACCTGCCCGGTTCCAGTACAGGCATCACCGCCTTCGACCGGTTCATGTTTACCGGAACCAATGCCAACATCAACGGGCAGTCTGGTCTGGTCCGTATCGACCTCGGTACCACGACCACCGGCTCCGCTCCGAACTCCAGCTATGCCTACGCCAAAGACATCTCCGCCCACGTATCAGGCAACGTGACCTCAGCAGCCACGCTGGGGAACTCACAGCTTGTGGCCGTATCCATCCTAGGCCAGGGCGTGTATGTGCAGAGCCCCACTCTGCTGGAGACCTCAGGTGCATTCGTCACTTCCCGTATCAGATACAATACCACAGAGCCGAAGTTGTTCAAGTTCCTTTCTCTGAGGTGCCCTAACGCTTTCTCTGGGTCAATTGGAATTGCTGTGTCCGACCCTACGGGGGCCACGAATACGGTGACCACCATTGACCAGAATACATTCTCCCTGAGCAATATAGGGCTACGAAACCCCACCTCTGCTCAGGAATGGATTTCCCTCACGTTCACCCTCAACCAGGGAACTACCACTGCCGGACCTACTCTCAACACCTGGCAGGTAAAGGGGTATCCGGGAACCACCCGGCAACGGCTTATCACCGTGCCATTCTTGATGTTCGACTTCGAGAAGGACAAGTTCGGACAGACGCAAGGCCAGCGGGGGGCTGCTTGGCCGATCCTTCAGCAGTTCGAGGCGTTTGCCACCGCAGGAGACATCGTGTTGTTCCAGGATCTGAATACCGGGGAGAACCTTCTGGTCATCATCAACGATGCAGAGTTCGAAATGCTTGCACCCCCCCAGCCTCAAGAGGAAGGTATTGGGGGATACCTGACCGTGTCGCTGCTAACGGTCCCATAAACTAGGGGAACTAGTGAATTCATCTGCTCTAGCCGAGTGGGCCTTGTTTGGTTTCGGGGCCATCGTCACCCTCTTGGGTGTCGTCGCCGCCAAACAAGTCCCGAAGCTGTTCAAAGGCAAATCCATTCAGAACGTGGTGGACAGTGCCAACGCCATTATCGAGATGTACGAGAAGCACGTCAGTGCTCTCGAACTCAAAGTAGATTCTCTGGAGAAAGAAGTCTCGGCTCTTACCGCCAAGCTGGACGAGACCTTGAAAGCCAACAGCGTTCTTCAGCGGATGCTAGCGGCCAGTCCGGCCATCAATCTGCCGGAGGTGAAATGAGCAGGTTCCGTTCTGAGTCTCGGTTCATGGACCCCCATGATCCTGCCAAGAGCCAGGTCCGACCTATCCTCCCGTTCTTCGTGGTGAACAGCACGGTGGATGGATCCTTGGCGGAAGCCAAGGGCCACGGGTTCTACTTCTCCTTGGACCACGAGGAAGCACTCCTCGGCCACACCAACATATCCCGACTCGGAGCTTACCGCCGTGGCTTCCGAAAGAGCGGGCCGGAAATCGGCGAAGGAAAGAATGTGAACGGATGAGTCCTATCATCTTTCCCGATGTGTCCAACTATCAGCGAGGGCTGGTTATCCAGCCAGGTACCGTCTTCGTCTGGGCCAAGGCCACGGAAGGCACCACCTACAGAGACGACACGTACCCGGGCTTCAAGGTCCAGGCTGCCAAGGTGGGTGCCGAGTTCGGAGCCTACCACTTCCTCCACTCCGGGAACGGGTCCGCTCAGGCGGACTTCGCCTTCTCGGTTGTGGGCAAGGGTGTCCCACTGACGCTGGACGTTGAGCCCACCGGAACGAGCTACCCGACCGTCGCAGACGTGAAAGCCTTCACAGCCCGCTACAGGGCCTTGGGAGGCACCTGTGAGGTAATGTACTACCCCAAGTGGTACTGGGCCTCCCAGGGCTCTCCTAGCCTGTCTGGGCTAGGTCTTAAGCTCGTATCGTCCGGCTACCCTGCCGGGTACACAGACAACTCTGGCAACTGGGACCCGTACGGTGGGCTCACGCCCTTCCAGTGGCAGTTCTCCGACAGCTACGAGTACGGCGGCATGAGGGTGGACTTCAACGCCTTCAAGGGCACTCTCGATCAGTACCTTGTCGCCATCGGCGCCAAGACTGTGGCGCCTCCGCCTCCCGTCACACCCCCGACTACGTCCTTGGAGGACGACGACATGCAGCAGGTTGAATCCCTCAGCGTCCACCCGGACAGCTACGTCTACACTACCATGAACAAGAGCCACTTCAGGCTGGCCATCGACGGCTTCGGCAAGAACGCCACTGTGCGTGTCGTTGTGTTCGACGGCCCGTCCGCCCTGGTCTATGACGACCTGATTCTGGTCAAGGGTTTCCACGACATCGCCATCGATTCTGCCCACACCTCGCACGTCACTGTGCAGCGCATCGACTCGGGTGAGTTCCCGATCGGTGTCGGTGCCTACTAGGAGACACTATGCTGGATCGGTTTGCCAAATGGTTCGCCAGTGCTGCGGGTGTCTGGCAGACCGTATTCATCTGCCTCTCCTGGGTCGGCGTGGAGAAGGTCTTCCCGAGCTCAGACCCCGACGGGCTGGTGCTATTGTACGTGCTGACCATCTACTCGGCTGTCACTCAGCCGATATTGGCCTACTCCAACAGGCTCGACACTGAGCAAGGAGCTGCCATCCTCAAGCACCTCGGGGATGTCTTAGATCGCGTAGCCGCCATGGAAGCAGCGATCCTAGAAGACACCGAGGCGATTCAAAACACCCCTTCGAAGGAGAACTAAATGTCTGGTACCGACGATATCAACCTCACTACCACGGCTGTACTCACGGCGGCCTACACGATCACCGCACAGGACTACGTGATCTTCTACGACCCGACCAACGCGTACGTCATCACTCTTCCGGCTGCCTCGGCAGCTCTTAAGGGGCGCAACTATGTGTTCATTCAGACCGTCAGCAACGCTGGTCAGGTGACTCTCAAGTCAGCGGGTGGCACTGTCAACGGTGCCGCTGCTGGTACCGGCCAGATCGTCACGGCCTCGAAGATCGGCACGTTCGACATGTACTGTGACGGAACCAACTGGTGGGGTGGCAACAGCCCGACCACGCTTCTCTAGACAAAAGCAAGAAGACCCCCTCCCTTTCGGGAGGGGGTCTATTGTGCGTTGTCAGCTCTTACGGGGCTTCGGGTCTACGGGAGCCGGGTCCTTCGTGGCCTTGTCATACGGAGTGTTCTCTGGCTGGTGGGTCGGAAGGTTCCGGATGACTTCCTTCTCTTCCTTGGAGAAGGGCTGGTCCTTGTCCTTGTCCTTGCTCACTTCTTCCCCTTCTCAACCTTCGGAATCTGCTGGGTCTCAGCAGTGGCGTTCGAGTACTTGGCCCAGTCCTCGCCATCCCAACCACCGGAGTGCCTGGCCTCGTAGCCAGAAGAACCGCTCGTCTTGCTGTCCTTGTTCTCGTCCTTGTGCTTCGCCATCTCTACTTCTCCTTCGGCTTCTTGTGCTGCGGCTGGTGGCGAACATACTCGTGGTCGAGCCTCGATCGCAGGTACTCCAGAGGAGTCTGGATCTTCGGCTCATCCGTAGCGGGCTTGTCCTTGTCCTTAGCCATGATACTCCTTCATGTAGTCAGCCAGCGACATGCCCTTCCCACCCCAGCAGGTAGGGAAGATCTCAATATCCGTCGGAGTTGGGATGCCAGCATACCCACTCTCCATCACGCCACGTACAAAAGTAACAACCTCTTGGAGCTCCGTCACAGGTACGTCTAATAGAATCTCGTCGTGGAACGTCATCAACAACATCTCGTCGTACCTCTCCGAGATCTTGATCAGTCGTTCCATTAGCACGTCCCGTGCCGTCCCTTGACACACACTGTTGATGGCTTTGTACAGCCGCTCCGGGTCCTGAGGGACGTACCTTCCAGATCCCAGCCGCACAATCGGCAAATGCTGCAAGTACTTGCTGTAGGCTTCGATCGCCGGAGCTGCCTTCTTCCATTGATCTCTCACCTCCGATACGGTCTTCGGGTTGGCATCAAGCCAGCCATCCTGGTACCTGGCTTGTCGAACCAGAGTGGTCACGCCCGCTGCGTACAGCGTGCCCAGGATGATCCGCTTCATCTTCTTCCGCTGCGCGGGAGTATAGTCAGGGCCGAAGGCAACCGCCGATGCGGCGGAGTACACATCATACCCACCCAGCAGATCAGGAATCAGGTTCCTCTCCTCTGCGAGGCCTACGGCCACGCGAGGCTCAATCTGGCCAAGGTCTGCGGACACGAGCACGTGTCCGGGACGGGGGACGAACACGGACCTAGCGGGGTTGCTGCTACTCACAGTCTGTACTGCGGGCTCCGTCACTGACCAGCGGCCGGTAACCGTACCTAGAGTAGAAACAGATGGGTGTACGACGTTCGAGCCGTCTACGAACCCAGTCAGGGTCGTCAGAAAGGTGGCCACGTTGTAGTTCTCGGCCACCGTCATCAGCAGCTTCAGCGGCTCGTTGTCCGGGTGGTCCTCTGCCAACTCCTCCAGAATCTTCCCTGTCAGCGACCACTGTCCTTCAGGATGCCTTTCGCTTGGCTTGGTCCTCTTGGTGAGTTTCACTCCACTCTCGATTAAGACACTGGCCCTTAGGGGAGAGCCTGCAACACAGCCATACCGGTCCAGCCATGTACTTCGAGCAGTCTCTAGGCGACCGCCCCACTCCTCCATAAGCTCCACCAACCGAGGAGATGACACCTTCATCCCTCGCATCCTCATGCGGGTGGCTATCGCCCTGATCTTGCACTCGTTCGGCCATGCCGTATGCACACCTTTCTCGTACATCATCGGCTCCAAGACCATGAACAGCTTGCGCACGTCCCGTGCATCTGCGCCAGCGTAGGCCACGAACACCGGATCGTACACGTCGATGATGCGGAAACCCTCACCGATCTGCTTCTTGGTCAGCTTGCCATCCGGCCGCTTCCCCAGAAGCTCCCTGAAACGGGCGTAGAGGGCCTTCTCAGCCTCTTCCAACCCCGGACCCACATAGAGGGATACCAGCTCCTTCAGACCGTGCGGTACGGTCTCTCCGGGCCACAGCAGCTGGGCCAGGACTTTGGTGTCCAGATTCTTGTCCGTGATGTCGATGCCGAAGTGCTGGTGGATGGAGATGCAGTCGGCCTGGTCATGGCTGATGAACTGGTTGGCTTGCTCTAAAACCTGCCCAACCACGGCAGACTGAGCAGGATCCTGTACATCAAACACGTAGGTGTGATGGCCTGTGTCCAACTGGACGGTGCGAAGACGCCAGTCTTCGTCCCAGTAGTTGAGGCTGGTGAACTCCGTGTCGAGGCCGAGAACATCGGCATTCTCAAGAAGGATCTTGAGGTAGGAATCCAGGGGGTACTCGAAGTCAGGTCCGAACATTTACCGCTCCGAAGGGAAGAGGTGAGGGTAGCCCCAAGGCTCCTGGGTTTCCACAAGCACAGCACCTCCACCGATACGGTGGAAGTCCGGGCTGTGCTCCATGTCGTACGGACCTATTGTACGATGGTACTCGACCTGCCCATCTCGTACGTAAGGAACGAAATCCGGGATCTCCCACTCCTCTTCGGTGTAGTATTTACCTGATGGCTTGAACAGGATCACGGTTGCTTTGGCCATGACATCTCCTTTCGTAGCGGTGATCGGATTCGAACCGATGATCTCTGCGTTATGAGCGCAGCGGGGACGACCGAACTCCCCTACACCGCGTTGCGGGCACCGTGCGCTCTAGGCTTGCGCCGTGCCCTCTACCTCCCTGTTCAGCCTACGTCGGAGGGTCGGCAGGAGATCCGCTAGAACGTACGGTCGTGCACGTCCACCCGGACCCAGCCTTCGAGGTGCCTACTATTGTCTTGCCACTTCACCATACGGGGTCCGCAGCCTACCCGAAGCTCATGTGACAGGGACATGTCGATGAAGTACCCCGGCTCGAACATAGGGGCCAGTTCGGTAATGGTAGCAGTGTCCGGGCTGAACAGAGCACCGTAC